TTTACGCGTGGTGCTATAATCCGATCCTGACATACTGTAAGTGCCCCAGCTTTCCCAATCATCCCACGTGTCTGCTGAAGCATCTAGCTGTCGGCGCGATTGTATTTCGAAATATACTTTAACAGTGCTAAGGGAACCTTCATCGTTAGCATACCATAAGCCAGTTGGGGCTACCATAACTACAACAAGACCATCACAGGAGTTGCCCATCGTGGTTGCGGTGGTCCACGAAAGGTCTGTGTTTAATTGAGAGTAAACGCTTATATCTGAATAGGTATCTCCAAAATAGCTTATAACGTCTTGTTCATTATGACCGTAACGTTTTTCTATAGATACTGAGTCGTAGTTGTTATAGTTGGTGTCGTTTACTTGTATATCTGTAATATTATCTACCTGCCCTTCAGCTATCATATAAAGCAAAGACAGGTATTGTTCATCACCATCAGATTCGGTGTAAGAGCTGATTAAGGCAGGTGTTACACGCATTTTTCCAAAAAGGGCAGGAACGGTGGTGCCTTCTTCATAAGGATTACTATCCTTGGACCAAGAATATGTAGTAGATGTGTCTGCATAGTCAGATAGGCTAGCACTAGCTGTGCTAAAGTTGCTGGGGAAAATTGAATTTACGACCAGGCCGCCAATAGCCCCTACCGCCATGGTTATACCAGCTGCTATGGCTTTAGATGCCGCTGTGTAACCTGTTACAGCTCCAGAAAGCCCTATAGTTTGCATCCCATAAGCACTAAGCCATGCTTGCCCAGACCACGCAGCAACAGCTACAACCGCAAGAGACGCTATCGTCTTAAGCGGATTTTTACTATCGCCACCACCCCCACCGTGGAACACGGGACAGAGAACAAGTGAATCGCCAGCTTTAGGCAGCACGTGCTGTGGTTCTTCAACAATTAAGCCATTATGGGATGCTACGATATCAACATCAGGTTTCACGAGAGGATAGAATGACGTGAGATAGGAAGCCGCGCTTTTACCTTCCTCGAATGGTATGGTTTTTATAAGCCGCGAGCCATGAGGATCAAATGGATTGCGTATAACAGTGACTGTGATGGTGTTTTTATCCAACATACCGCCAGTATCCTTTTATTCGTTTTCTATAGAAAGGGTGATCGATACGTTCTATGTGAGAGTGCTGTTTTTTAAGTGTATGGAGCATTTTGTTGCGGCCAATAACGAGGCCTATGTGGTTCATGAGGTCCGGGGCATTTTTGTCCGTGCCCATGATAGCTATGGCACATTCTTCCGGTCCTTTAATAGGCTTCCACTGACGTATAAGATCCCGCTTGCAATAGCCATCTATACCAATGCTATCGAAGCATGTGATAACGTAGTCCGGGAAGTCTACGTTGTATATGATTTTTGCCGCGAGACGTACAAGCCCCCAACAATCACACCCCTCAAACGTTCTTCCACCATCAACGAACGGTATTCCTATAAGACGTTGATCAAACATAAAGTGCTCCTGTACCAATGGATGGAAAGCCCCCGTAACGTGTGCTATTTCCCCGCTCGCGGCATGCAGCTAGCGTCTTTGGGCACGTATCGAACTCTGTGCCTGTGTAGCCACATTGAGGGCTCTTGAATTTCCAGCGGCAGATGTTTTTGTAGGCCTTGTGTCTAGGGAACGCTCTACGGAAGTTGTTGTTTGATGCTCCTAGCGTAAACGTAACCCACTCTGACGTGGCCGTGCAGCCTGTACACACGTACTCATATTCCAGCTCAACAGAAGGCTCTGCTGTATGTATCAGATATATATAATCATCTTCTACATCAGTAATAGGGGCTCCGTCAACATCCTCAAGGTACGTATTCTGGCCATAGTATTTTTGGAATACAACGCGTATGGTGACGGTAGCGCCCACACCGCCGTTACCTTCTTCTATATATGATTGGATTGCCCGGGTCTGGTTACCTACACTTACCGTAAGTTGTGGTTCTTCACCAGCAGACTGCTCAGATATATCGTCAATGGTAAACGGGAAGGCTACCCATTCTTCACCGCCCCACAGTACGTTCTCTGTGTTTCTACAGACGCGTATAACCTGGCCATCTGTGAGCTGTATCTCAAGTAGGATGATCCAGTTTGTGTTTGTAGAAAGCTTATTCTTCTCTATGATCGCGGCGCTAGATAAAGAAAGCATATACCTATGCCTCCTCTATGTTTATGGAACCTGAGCGATAGCCAGGCTTAGCCCACTTCCATTCGCCTACATTATCATCACTAAAACGCACCGTTAGCATATCTCCAGTAATAGGATGCTCGTATGAAAATGTATAGCCCTGGTTCGTGTAAAAGAAGTCTACAAGTTCTTGATAGCTGGCCTCAGGTAAAAATGACCAGCCTAGCGTAAACATAGAACGTCCGCGAGAATAACGCGGCCTAGATATAAATGTGCCATTTTCAAACTCACTGCGTATCTGACTTTTCGTAGGCGTTTCAGAAAACGACGAAGGCTTTTGCGTAATAGGAAATGTAGCCATGTTGTACTAGCCTCCTAACATGGTGCGCAGGTTGCTTTTGTTGCGCTGGAATCCATCTATCCAAAGTGTAATAATCTCACCCTGGAGATCAAATGATTGCTCTTGGCGCGTTACTTGCATTGGCGTCCCGGATTCGTTGATTACATTGACCGTAACGTTTGACGCAGATGCCTTTACGCCAAGTTCACCTTGCTCGTTACGTTCAAGGGGCATGATGGCTTCCGGTCCGGCCTCAGCGAACACGCCGCCCTGTGCAAACGTGAAGAGCTTTGGCGTTGTTTGCACAGTGTTGGTATAGCTATGCAGAGACGGGCTATTGTAAACGCCGCCCTTGGCGTTAGACGTCATACCAAACCAACTAGACATGAGACCGGAGAAGCCTTCTGAGAGGGGCTTGGTTACTGAAGTCTCAATCTGCATGCGGACAATATCGCTTATAATGCTATTAACAAGATCCGAGAATGACGATTTTCCTGTAACAACAAAATCTGTCAGTGCTTCCGTCATACCTGAAAAAGCACTTTTTACAGTATCCTTTATGTTATCATATGTATATCCTATGTCTTTAGCAGCTTCGTCTAAGCCGTCCGTAACAGCACTTAGCCAAGATTGCTGCTGTTTTTTATATTTTTTATCAAAATCAGCCCACAGTTTATCTCTAAGTGTGTTAAAATCCTCCTCCGCAACGCCCATAGCCTGCAATGTGTTTCTATATGTATTAAGTTTTTCCGTAAGAGCATCTCTAGCCCGCTGTTCTTCAGTAGTCTGAGCGTTATACAAGTCTTGATAGAATTGCTTTTGGAGATCAGCTGTAGAGCTTATACGTGCTTTATCTATAGCAGCGTTCTCGGCTGCCTGTGCATCGTATAACGATAGCCATTCTTTCTGACGGCTAATCTTCTCTTCCATCTTGGCTATCGTTTCAACAAGGTAGGCTATCTCTTGCTTTTGAGCCTTGGTAACAACTCCGCCAGTGTTTTTGGAAACGGCTGCAATCGTTTCCTGTATGGTCTTCTGTTTGTTATATTCCCCCAGGCTACCATTAAGCGTTGCCGTAAGCTCTTCATATTTTGTGCGAATGGCTGTTATCGGCTGGAGTTGTGCCTTACGCACATCCAGTGCCTTCTGCTCGGCATCGTTTACACTTTTAAGCTGTTTGTCATATTGTGCTATTGTGACCGTAAGGGCGGTTATAAGAGCTTGCTGTTGCGGCGACTGCTTCATCTGCTTGGCCGTGTTAAGCTGGTTCACAAGCATCGCCTTGTTAACCTCTATCTGCTGTTTGGCGAGGTTTTTAAGCATGTTAACAGTGCCCACGTCACCTTCACTAGCGGCCTGCGTGAGAGCTTTGAATGGATCGAACTTAAGCTCTTCCAGCATACCACTAACACTTTTTGTTTCCTTAAAGAATGCCTTAAGGCTATCTTTAGCCTCTACCATATGTTCTTTAAGGAACGAGGCCCGTTTTTGCACTTCCTGTAGATAAGTGGAAAGCGTTTGCAACTCTTCTTTTTGAGCACGTGTGACCGTACCGGTGTCAACGATACTAGCATTGATTTCCTGTATCCTAGCGGCTGTCTTACGAGCTTCGTTTTGCAGTTCCTCGAAAGATGCCGTATAGATTCCGGTTTCAGTTAACTTACCTCCAAAGCCTACACGGCCTTTAGCCACATTACTAAAAAGATCCCATATTTTACCAAGGCCGTCGAAGGTTTTAGTTAAAACGAGACCTATGAAATTAAGATCTGTAAGCGATTTTATAAGTTCATTAACTGCTGCTACTAATGCTACGATAGTTCCTACACCTGGCATACCAAGAAGGCTCCCAATAGCCTTGCCCGTTATACCAGCACCAGCTATAGATAAAAGTGGTGTAAGTGCATCACGCATATCCCAAAGAGTAGAAACGCCTTGCATAAGTTTATCTACAAGCTGTTCCACCAACGTAAGCGTTGTATCGAAGCCAGCGTTGAGGGCTTGCATAGCCCCGGTATACTCAGTACCGAGTCCTTGCAGTTTTTTCTGCAGCCTGTCGAAATGCTCATAGGCCGTTGTACCAAAAATGCTCTGGACACCAGTTTCTTTAGACGCCAGCTCTTCACTCTTACTAACGATACGTACAAGCGTATCGTACCACATCTTCATGCCGGTGTTGACGTCGGCCATGATGAGCTTTTGCTTCGCCTCACCCCAAGCACTATCTATCTGCTTAATAAGCTTTACGATTATTTCGTAGGAGTTCTTTTGCTCCTTGAGATTCTGTATGTCCTCTTCTGAGATCATTCCCAGATGCTTGGCCGTCCGAATGAGAACGTTGGTGGTACGTACCTGGCCGGACAGGAGTGCCTGGAGCTCCTGCCGCACCTGCTTCATTGATGAGTCAGTAGTTTTAGCTATGAGTATGGTAAAATCGACGAGGGATGTGAAGCCCGGGATCATGTCTTCTGGAAGTCCAACAGCAGTTTGCCCGAGCTCATCGTAAGCGGCGCTGAGTTCATCGAGGGACGCAACGGCCGTCACAGAAGCATCTGCAAGGGCCTCAGTTTGCCCACGAGCTTGCTCGAAAGCGTCGGTGTAGGAAAGCATACCGTCCGAGGCTAGTGAGGCCCACATGGCCATTTTCGCTTGAAGGGCCACCATCTCACCAGCCTGTTTCACACCGTCGGTGAGGATCTGTGTAAACTCCATGAAACCAGCGGACACGAGGCGTATGCCTGTGTACATGACAGAAAAGCCTAGAGCGACTTTACCAAAACGTTCCCAGAACTTGCGGAGTGATGAATATCCGAAATCGGCGTCTTGTTTAACACGCCTAAGCTGTGTTGACGTTTTCTGTAAACTGTCAGCCATGCGTGTATAAGTTTTTTCACTTATCTGGCCATTTAATCTGAGCTTTAATAGTGTAGCGTTAAGCCTTGAAGCAGAAGCGTCTATTTGATTAAGCTGTCGGCTGGTATTTCCCGCGATAGGAATTTTGCCGAGTGCTTTCATATCACGCTTTAATTGTGCAAGCTCATTAGAAAGTTTATTAGCCGCTTTAGAAGTCTGGTCCATCGACTTTTTTCCGGAGGCAGTTCCAAGGTCTCCTAAAGCGGCTTTTTGCAGATTCGCAATCTTTGCATTAAGTGCATCAATAGCTTTCCGCGCAGGTGCAGTATTTAAGTGTAAATCAACTTTATAGTCTTGGCTCATAGTTATTTCCTTTGGAACTTGTCTCGAAGAGCATCCATTTCTTTGTCATGAAAGCCTTCTGTATAATCCCCATGCACTTTAAGGATTTTCTGATAATCTCTAACGAAAGTCTTGTCCCCATTAGCCCGAGCTATAACTGCCGCGTTAAGCCACCTTTGCCGCTCTGCCTCGTTATAAAGAATCTGTAGCCGCCCCTGGGGTAGTGCTAAAGCATCTAGCACTGGCATCCCCAAGACAGCGGCTACAGTTCCGGCTTGTTCTAGTCGGTGGATGCTTCGTTCAGTGAAGCATCCGGGAACAAGTTTTTTGTTACTTCGGATATGATGTTAGAGAAAGCAACGATTCCGTAGCCGTCAAGGTCGATTTCTTCACATTTAAGGATACTTTTCACGATAGCCTTGTGATCCGGCTCTTCAGCATCCATTAGTTTACGTGTTGTGTCATCAAGGTCTTTGACGATAAACTCTTTCCCTTTCAGGACGATGGTCATTGCTTTTTCATTAAGAAACTTGTCAATGTCTAATGTTTTCATCTTCTTATCCTCTATGTTATTGTTATTATCTTCCCGGCACTATCCGGAGT